CAGACGCAACGATGGATTGGATAGATGATCCCTTTAGGCCCACTTTTCACTTTACACCGCCAACAGGGGCATCATCTTGTGGGTGCGGAAGTAGCTTCACAATAGGAGATTAGCATGGAATGGTTGAAGAAAAAGAAGATGTTTGCAATAGCGGTAGGAGTAATAGCAGTTCTAGCTTTGGTTGGGTATTTAACTGGTTGGTGGTCCTCGCCGCCTGCGGCCTCTTAATAGGATGCACGACAATAAAGAAAGCAGGAGTTACAGCGATAGCAGCGGGGGGAGGTGCAACTGCGGCAACTGTATTGAGTTCGGGTGTAGCTGCACCGATAGTGGGAGGCATGACGGGTGCCTTTGTGGGCTCTGTGGGGACGAACCTGATGTCACCTTCCTCGAAGGCAAATGGCATGACTGACTGCGCGAATGATAATTTCTGGACCCTGTTAGGGTCTTTAGTGGAGATGGGTGGATGGTTCTTACTGCTGTTGATATTCGTACCGATGGTTCTAGGGTGGGTGCTGCCCGGTCCTCTGGAGAGAAAAAAGAAAAAGGACTGAAGCTAGTCGAGGTGAGTTGGGTAGACGCTTACACTGACGCAAGCTGGGCTGAGTATAACCCCGAGACCGTAGCGACTAAAACATTCGGGCTCCTGGTTGGGAAGACCAGAGGGTGGACTACGCTTGCCATGACAAAAGAGAAGGATTACTGGGGGAACCTGTGGTATATACCAACAAGGAACGTGCTATCTATTCGGGTGATTGAGACTCTTTAGCCTTCATACGTTCCCTCGCGTACTCACGTAAAGAAACCTTCTCCATCGAGTCGAAGACCTCCATCCAAGTTCTACCGGATGGAGCCCTTCTTCTCTGATTGGCCCAACAGTATCTAGCGAAGTAGTATCGCTTCTCCTCTTCCCACTTATTGTCCAAAATTTTCCATAGGATTTAGCTTTGACTGAGGGACACCCCAGCAGAATGGCCTATCCTTACCGAAGTTAGTCCAGTTATCCTCTGTCATGCCATCACCCCCTTTTAGCCAACCGACTATATCATACACCGGCTTATGCCTAGATACCCACAGGTCACGCACCAGAATATAGCGACTCTCCTTCGAGTCCTTTGGTCTCAGGATTAGGAACGGAATCTTTGATGACCGGACCTCTATATCCTCACCCAAATCCACATTACCTATACTAGCTGACCCATAAGAACGGTCCCAAGGTATACCAAGGACCTTTCCTACAGCCGCCTCTGCACCAACACCCCGTATGTCTTCTTCAAAGCCCAAGTCCTTGGGTTTGAATCCCGCCGAATGCTTGGTCCCAAGCTTCCAGTTCGTGAGTGCCCTACCAATTCCTGCCTCTGCTATCTCTTCTGTTTCTTCCCAGCTTAACACTACCTTCACGTTTCTTTACCTCGTTTAGAATAGCCTCGTCCCTCTCCTCTTTTGAGGAGTACGGACCCATGCAACACAGATATGTTTTTTCCGGGGAAGATAACAAAAACCACATCCCCTCTGTGGTTTTATATCTTTCCACTCTGTGCCAATTATCCCCTTCCACATGACCGTGATTAAAGGCTGAACCACTACCCCACCTAATCAAGTGTCCGGACCCTTCAGGTCTGGCGGGAACCCCAGCACATCACCATTCTTCTGGAGGAACCCCCGCACCGCAGACCATAACCTTTCCTCATGTACACTGTCTGACCTGAGTTTCTTCTCAGAAATCCAGTCGTCAAGAGCCTCGATGTCTACAAGATCATTGTCAATGATCTCCCTTAACAGAGTTATACCTGAGTCAAAGTGAAACAACATAACCATAGACAGTGGTGTATCACTCACCTACCTATCTCCTTCAGTCTTCTATACAGAATTAGAGCAGCGAGGAAAGCTTGATAGTCTTTATCAATATCAGTTGACCTACAAGCCTCAAACCTTCCAGATGCCTTATCACACCGTAGAATGTAGGTTGCATCTACTGGTTTACCGTGCATATCCTCTACAGCTTTAGCATATGCGGCCACCTGTAAATGGTATTCAGGGTATATAGCCTTGGATGTCTTCCAATCTATTACACAATACTCCCCGTTGATATGAGCCCTGGCGTCTAGCGTTCCAGCGTAACCATCCTTACGGTTATATACCTTCTCTTCACTGGATAACCACTCCACATTATTAGCCGCAATCCACTTACGAAAAGCAGAGATGGAGTTCTGAGCCTCTTCCTGCTTCGGCATCTTCGGCATCTCTCCGCCATTAAGCTTCCACTTTATAGCTCCCTCTACCCAGTCATGGGTGATGGTCCCTATATTCAGAGCATCTTTAGAGCTGCTTCTGTATGCAGATTTAACACCCTTGATTATATTGTCAAGCCCCATGCTAGACTTGTAAATCTTGGTGTTCTTTGACGATGACTCTTCGTCTTGGAATACATTCTTCTCCAGCCAGTTCACTCCAACCTTGAGTGCCCAAGGCACAAGCGCAGGTTTGGAGATAATATCGAGAACCTTCGTAGCACTCGGTACTATCTCCTCCCCCACCTTGTACGAATGTAATCGCTTATCGAAGAGAAGTTCAACAATCTCCCCATCTGGATAAGTGATATTCATTAGAATGGCACATCTTCTAGGGGAGCTTCAGCTGGCTTCGATGAGGAGCCGTTGTAAGGCTTCTCTATCTTACCACTGAGAAACATATTCCCAGATTTGGAACGACGTTCCCACAAAGCAACTCGAAACTCCCCACCGGAAAATACACCCTTGCCGGTATAGTCAGGACGTTTCTCGTTCCCTTCCTTATCGTTTACCCACAGGGTGATGTCACCCTCTTCTATCGTATACTCTTGAGACATAGTAACCTCGTTAGTTGCTAAAAGTTGAGATGAGTTTTCCTCATCTATCAGTTCTTCCGGCGTATAAAACCCGGGTAGGTCTGATTCATTCACAGGACTCTCGCCTCTGTTCTTTTGGTTGCCTGTATAGTTCTCCAGACTTCCACTTGCATTTCAGAAAGTTTCAACAGCCACCTCAATGCCTCTTCTTCTTGCACGGCATCTACGTGAGCATCAATAATTTCCTTGTAGTCAGGGTGCGCTATGCACCAGTTCTCTTTCTCGGCTATAGTCTTGCACATATGAGCTTGAGCAAATAGCGTAGCCTTTTTGGTCTTGATATAAGCTTCCAGCTGCATCCTCCGAGCCTTAGCTTTAGCGTATAACGGACCAGTTTCTTCAATTTCTTCAAGGGCCTCTCCCATTGTTTCTGTATCTACTTCACCTCTGTATTTAATCATCTAAATCCTCCCCGATTTTGGGAAGCGTACATACCATGATACCATCTCTGAATGCTATGTCAAGCGTTGATAGTATCATAAATGGTTGATACTCTATAAGCCACCTATCTCCACCGTGGAGTTTCGTATGGCAAGAGTGGCATAAAGGAGTCGTCAACCAGTCCGACGCCTTATACCCCATCCCACCTGATAACCCAGCGTAGATGTGCTTCAGATGGTGGGGTGAGATAGTATTATCTTGTATGGAACACGCCGCACACTTACCCGAGTGCGTAGCTACCCACCTAGTGTACGGCTTATGTTCCCACCTCTTATGTTTCGGTATACTCATATACCGCAAACACCAGATAAGCACTGCTCGTCACTGTTATCCTCATAAACAACCCCGCGCTTTGCGTGAGCCTCCTCATAAGGCACTGCCGTGATTGGCTGACCACCCCTGGACTCACTCGGGTAAAGGGTTAGACCGCGCAGCCCTTGACAGTATTTCTTTACTATCCTAGCGAATTCTGGAACCTTATCTTCGTTATTCAACTCGGTTCCCCATTTGGGAAGGTTTATTGTCGAGCTGATAGCGTGATCCACGTACTTCTGTAGATCATGCTGAAAGCGTATCCTTCTCTCCGGATCAGCAGCCAAGTCTATAGCTGACTCAATCTGCCCGGGCTTTACGCCGTCATTGATGAGAGCTTCTGCCGTACCATCAACAACAAACTGATGCTTCCATTTGGTTCCATCTGCAAGGTAGCGTCTGCGGTATGCCACCGAGTGGACTGGTTCCACACCAGAGGTGGTGCCAGCGAGGATGCTGATGGTACCTGTCGGGGCTATAGCTCTGTATCCTTTTGGACGACTGAGATACAACCTATCGCAGTGTTCATTAGCTGACCTCTCTGATTCGCTTTCATAGCAGCGCATCCACTTCCTTAATTCATCATTAAATTCATACACATAGCCGCGCTTCAGGAGCCATTCATGCAGCCCCATGATACCTAAACCGATACGACTGTTCTGTTGCCGAACCATCTCCACCTTCTTGTATGGCAACTGTGCCCTGATTAACCCGCAGACCAAGAACTTGGTTGACAGGTTCACCACATCCTTGAACTCCTCAATGGACTCTATGTTAGCCATGTTGACTGAGCCTAAATTGCAGCAATCACTGTCATCAGATGATGTTATTTCACAGCAGGCATTACGCAATGTTTCGGTGGCTTTATTCCCAAAGTTAAATGAGAACCCTGGTTCTCCAGTCATCAATGCCTGTCGGCAGTTGTCATAGAATACATCGTTGTCTCCGTTATAAAACAGAGAGTCATCATAATTCAGACTGATATTCATCATGTCCAATGGACATGGGAAGTTAAAGTTTAGCTTCTTTGCTTCAGCCAAAGAAGCATTAGAGCCCGGCAGTGGCATATCATGCCAGTTCTTGTAGCGTAGGAACTCCCTTACGTCCTCATGTTGCCATGAGAGGGAGCCATACAGGGCAGACCTCCGACTTCCACCCTGCATGACATTCCTGCCGACTTCATTCAAAGTGGACAGGAGAGGAAGGGGCCCGGAGGCAACCCCTCCTGTACGTCGCAACTGCCTTCCAGACGGCCTACACACCGAAACATCGACTCCTATCCCACCGCCGGTCATAAGGCAAGACATTGCCCTCTGCGTGAGAGCAGCCCACTCTTCTCTAGTATCCTCTTCAAGCCTCAGAAGATAGCAGTTGTTGAAGAACCGGGCATCTCTACCCCCGTACCACAGGTATCTACCACCGGGCATGAACTTAAACTCGGTGATGTATTTAGCCAGTTGATCCCTGTCTGCCTTACCCATCAGGTTATTCTTTGCCCCATCCATATTGCCGCATACCCAATTAACTACGGTATTGGCCCTATCCTCCCAAGTTTCATAGGGATTCGAGGCATACTTCTGTTTGAAGATGTTCTCTCCTAGTTCCGTTCTAAACATATCTCCTCCTATGCTGCCGCCTTCAAGGCTTCCTTAAACTGAACAATCTCAAGACCTTCCCTCTCAGCCATAAGCTTGTCATACCCCTCTGGAGTAGCCCAAGGAGCCGGTTCTTTCTTACTGTTGAATGCGTTAGGGTGGTATAAATAGCGTCCGACTCCGAACTTAACCGCAGCCCTCTTAAAGGCATCACTCAATCCACCCTTCGCGCCTTCTATGTTTGAGTCGTCAGCTCCATCACACTTGCTGATCCACATATTTTTGGTGAGTATAGAGATTTTACACACCATACGGCCACCGATGTATGCGTACTCATCCATCCATCCATCCGTACCACAAACTTGGTCCAGTCGGTCCATGACATCTCTAGCGGTAATGTATACCAACTCACCACTACCATGCCCCTTGCGCCATCTGAGTTTCGATAATTCGAACGGACGCTTTAAGCCTACTTCTACTTTATTCATCTTTTCCCTCTTCAATGGTTATAGGAACGTACTTTATGGAACCATCCTCTCCATGTTTAACACGGTACTTCTTGGTGACCATCTCTGTCTTGGTGATTATTGCACCATCTTCTGGAATCATCGACTGCTGATAAGCGTCATTCCAAGAGACATCGAAGGGATCACGTATACTTCTCATCATATTAAACAACGGGCTGATCATCATATTTCTCACAATTATACTCCTTTCGTATTAATGTAACAAGATCATCGAGTGAAATAATAGCCCAAATCTGGGAATTATTATACTCTCCAACCACTATAGTGGGGATACCATTCCCCTCGTTCGCCTGCCTCCAAGCATCCTTGAAGAGCCATGCCGGTAGTTCTTTGCGGTACTTGCATTCCATATCCAGCACAGGGTGGTCAATATCGAGACCTTTCCTGCCTGTTATAGGTATTCTCTTCCCGCCGGTTCTTCCTGCCACTCGTCTTTCAAACCTTTTCCAATTAGCCATTTAATGCAGCCCTGTCCAGTTCCCCAACAACACCATCTGGTTTTACGCTATCACAGAATTGTTTGGGGAATTCATCATGCACGTAGTAGTTCAGGGAGGGCATATCAAAGACCAGATCAAGGTCCATCTCCGCACCATCCCAATGTCGCGCCTTACACAGGCTCATGTAGGCATCAGCTCCGTCCTTTTCGTACTCTCTGCCAAGTATAATTACGTTGTCTGCCCGGTTTGTTATATCGGATGAACCAGCTACAGACCACTTATCTAGCCGGTCTTTGATTGAATTACCTTTCCTGGCATGGCAGACCAGCATAATATGCACGTCCAGATTCCTGGCGGCGTTAGCTAGACTGCAAACTACCGCCTTTTGTGAATTCCAGTCATCTGAAGCGAACGACATTGTCATAAGCGAATCCACCAGAATAAATTTGACCCCATATTCTGCCACCGAATAGCGGATGACAGAGTTCAGGGTATTAGGGTCCACAGAGCCGTGTTGGTCATAGAAGTACAGATTTCCCTTACACCACTTTGCAAACTCAAGAACCCCGTCCATCGAGGGGGTTGCCTGAAGGGTTGCTTGCCTTACCATCCTGGCCACCTGCGATTGGGGGCTCATCTCTAGGGATATTGACAGGCATGGGTAACCCTGATTTATCGCATTCAATATGACCATCCCGGCGAATAAGCTTTTTCCGGCTCCATTTATTCCCGCTAGGACAGTTGTCTCCTGCTCACGCAGTCTGAATACGTTTTCGAACAGCCTGAAGGGAAGTTTAATACCAGTTAGATGAGTACCGTTCAGGAAGCGGTCTAGAACGTCGTCAATAAACTCCCCGCTTTCCCTAATGTTTCTCTGCGCGTCTGATATTCTTCCGTACTTCTTGAGTTCTTCTTGGTCAATCAGGCCCATACTGATACCTCCAGTTGTGCCTCATGGTATCGCCACAACCACTCCTCTATTTCCGAATGGGACTTCAGCAGGCAGTTTCCATACTGAGATACCTCATTACCGATACCCAATAACCCTTGGGCAGCGTCCCATATCTCGTCTTCATTCATAATATTTAGGTTATCTTCTAGCGCCTTGACCATATCCTTCATGTCGAGGATGGCCGCGCCGATGATCAATTCAGCGTCTTTTATAGATTTTGTCGGGGAATTCACGTTCTATTTCCTCTTGAGTGTAGTGTTTAACTTGTGACCTTCTGGGTGGCGGCCTCCACCATGTGTCTTGATAACCCCTGAAGCGTGTGGTTGCCATCATGGCGGCAGCGTCCCATCTTACGGATGCAGGTCTGCCCTGATGAATAACCCGTCCAGGCCTGTTACGGGTGTTATCCATGAAAAACGCCGGGTCATTCTTACTTCTCTGTAGGTTACTGTAGACATTCCATGCTTGAATGATAGCAGAGTCGCCTTCTTCTGCATACTTATCCCTACCTATTCTCTTGATGTTTTCTATCTGATTTAATGCT